TCTTGTAATTAGTATAAACTTTACTCAAAGTTTTTGCAGCTTCATTATAGTTTACGGTAAACCATTTAGATCCCTCATTGATAACACCTTCCCAAACTGCACTCTTATGAACAGTTTTAAGTGTTCCTTTTAATAATGTATTAAATTTTTCATCAACGAAATCGGTCTGGCCGCTCCATCCTGGAACAATAACAGGTTTTCCAGTTGTCATAAATTCAGCAATAGGTCTTCCGTAACCTTCGCCTTTTGTAAAAGAAACAAATGCTTTAATTTTTTTGTGATTGTAAAGAGAGTTCATTTCTTCATCCGTTAATTCTCCATGTAGAACGTAAACATTTGGAAATGATTTTTTCTTACTCATGTTCTTTATTAGATTTATTTTTTCTATTATTTTACTTCTATCGGTTACTGAAAATGCTCCGCCTGATATTTTTAATAAAAGAGCCGGTGCGTTTTGAATATCGCCAAACGTTTCAAAAAATATATGTATAAGACCAGATACATCTTTCCTATCTTGTCCGAAATCACCTTTCATCCAATGACCTACGAATAAAAAGCAAAAATCTTCTTTCATTTCATCTAATTTATTTTTAATAGTTTCTATTTGTTCTAAATCTTTATTAAATATATCAAGTCTAACACCTTCGTGTAAAACTTCTATCGGCACATTTGTTTTAACAACGCCCACAATATTATTCGTTAGCTTATCTCTTTTCTCATATTCTGTTTTTTCAAAAACATATTTTGCATGTTTTGACGGAACTATCACGAGATTCATTCTATTACAACCTTCTATCCATTCTCCAGAACAAGTATCGGTTTCTATACCAGCAGTTATTCCAATGTTGTATTTACCGATTGGTTGAAATTCATTTGGAATACTACAATGAACCCAAATATCAGGTTGTGATTGTAAAGGTGATGTTCTTATTAAATCCAATATACTTTTATGTTCTGGATTATTATTATCCAAAGCATTCATTGGGGTATCGCCCCAATTTATTGATATTACACTTATTCTAAACTTATCCATTTTAATAAGTGAAAGCAACATATCTCTTGCATGTGCACCATATCCACTAACAGTTTCAACTGGTCCACAAAAAACTAATTCTGGTTTGTAACTCATTCTATCCTCATGCCAAATATAAATCAAATTTAGATCTTTTCTCAAATGTATTGAGAATATTAGTTATACTATCGAAAACTCTTTTAGACATATTATCAACAGACATACCAACCTTTTCATCCATAATATATTCACGACCTTTCAATCCTGCTAATTTTCTTTCATCTTTTGGAGTTGTATACCACGCATAAATCGCATCACCAATCTCTCTAAAATCTGCACGGTCATCAAAAATATATGGAGTTGGAACTGAGCCCTGTAATGAAATGTTTGAAGGCCAAACCGGCTTTACCCAGTCTCCATGTTTTAAATTACCCCAAACATCTTTTCTATTAAGAGTGTGAACATTGATATAATCTTCTTCTGTGAAATAATCGTTTGTTTCGGGATTGATAAATCCGCATTGATCCTGCATACCACCAGTAACATTAACAACAATTGGAGTTCCAGTGGAAAGTGCCTCAGCGGTTCCAAGACCGAATCCCTCATTTGATGCCATATTGATAACAACGTCTGCCGTATTGTATAATAAATTTAATTGTTGTGGTATTACTATTTTATCACTAAACAAAACCTGATAATCATTACATAACTCACCAACCAAAGTAACCAAATCTGTTCCATTTGGATCTATAGGTTGAGTGTGCATGAATAATAAACAATCTTCAGCTGCATTACCACCATTCTTATCAACTAGTTTGCAAAAATGTTTATATGCAAGAACAACATCACCTGGATGTTTACGATGAATGTTTCTGTTGTTCCACATTACAACAAATTTATTATCGTTTGTTCCACGAATCTTTTTGCGTTCATTTAATAGATTTGTCCAGTCTGTATCATTTTCTGTTATGGGCTTGAATACGTTTGTATTTATACCATGTGGGACATATGTTATTCTATTGGAAGAAACAGTTTCACCAAATCTATGTAACACTCTATGATTTATTCCATATGTTTGTTTTGAAATTGCCATCAATAAATCACAACTTGCATATGCTTCCTTGTTCCACATTGGATCAGTTGGCGTATCGCCCACAAGACCTGCCCCATCCCAAATATTCAAATATAATAATGGAATGTTTTGACGAATTTCATGTTCCATGTTATACAACCAACCCCAAAATCTAGGATCTGTAAAGTGTAATATTGCATCTGGTTTTTCCATTTCAATTAGTCTACGGATTAAAAACGGATCACCATAACCATCATTGCAGTATATCTTCACAGAAGCATCTTCTATTCCATGGTTGGTTTTAATATCATCTGAAAGATCCAATACCTTCCCTTTTTCTGGATGATTTATCGCAGCACCAACTTGAACCCAATCGAAATAATTTGCAGTTCCAATAACTATATCGCGTGATACAGTTGCTATACCCGATGTTAGCCGCATATCATCTGACAACAATAATATTTTTTTCTTTGCCATGTGAAACCTTTATATGTTAAAAAACTTGTGTGTTGTATTTGATGAAACACCGTTCATGTTAATAAGCATTTTACGGTATGGTTTGAATTTGTAACCCATTTGTTCTAACGAAGAATTAAACCAATCTTCCGAATAATCATCTTTATTTCTTTTACCATTTGAAACTATTTCGTTCATGTCACGAACAAAGTTATCAAGTTTATTCATGTCTCTGGTTAATCTTATCAATCTCAATCTTCTTCTGTTATATTCTTCTTCATCTTGTTCTAATCTTTGAATCTCTAATATAAGACTTTTTAATGAATTTTCCAAATTATTTATATCATAAGACAAAACTAATTCAGCAAATTCTGTTCCCTTAAACAAATCAATATATGTTTTATCATATATTGGAATAGTCATTAAGTTCTTTTCTATTTGAGCATATTCAAATCTTGGTGTAATGAACATTCCGAAGAACGGCACTTTTGTATTTGTTGTTGATATACTAAATCTACAACCAGATAAAAAGTCCATCATACTTTCCATCGTGTATGTTCCTGCAAGCACCATTGGTTTATCGTTATCGAAAACTTTGAATACAGTTGGATCCAAATCAAAGTCTGGAAGAAATGTATCACTAAAAGTTTTACGAGAAACATTTGCGTGTTCTGCTAATATCTTTACATGATTGAAATAATTTTCGGGTGAGTAAGTGTTTCCTATATGAACTAATTTCTTACCAGATAAATCTTTCAATCCCAACTTACCCATTGTTTCTACTATTGGTTTGAAGTTCCCATGACCTTTGAATTTAGCATAGTAGGCACATTCTGAAATGTATGGTAATTCTTTTTTATCTACCCATGATTTTTCAATCCACTTGTCATAGATACTCATGTCAATATAACCACCGACTTGAAAAGTATATTCAGAAGTTCCTCTCATTCCGATATACTCTTTGAGTGCATCCACAAAGAACGGCGTATATGTTAAATAATAATCACTATACTTTATGAATGCAGGAACACAAATTGTATTGAAGTGCATACCCTCATACGGGTATATCTCATGGTCAAAGAATGCAGTTATAGTATTCAACTGACAATACATCTTTGCCAAATCAATCAATCTTTGTTTGTGTTCTGGTTTTCTTTTTTCTATACCATCAACATCGTAGATAAATTTGTTGAGGTTCAAAACAACAATATCATAACCTTCTAATTTATTTTTCAGTTCACTTATTTCCATTTCGGAAATATCTGTGCAGTTCTGATATTCAGATTTGAAGTTATTTGTTTCGCTAGGATTAAAGTAAAATGTATCAACACTACCGAGTGATGATATATTTTTAGTAAAAGTATGTATACCCCTATACACAGAGAGGTCAATTATTGCCAATTGAGCGATTTTCACGAAACACCTAATGATATTAGTTTACAATAAATATCTAGTATTTTTACAAAACATTAAATTTTAGAAAGGCATTATGTTTCTTTTTTCTTTCGGACAAAGTTCTTCATTAGAATTGAAATCACAATACTTGCAGTTTGAATAATTGTTACCGCCTTCAGCAGGTTGTATTACCTCCAATTTATATTCACCTTCTTCGGTAAAGTTTGTGGTAATAAATTCTGCAATTTCTTTCTTGATATTGTTTTGAGAAACTTTGCCATTGGATGGTTCAAATCTTTGAACTCTCTGTTTCATCGCCTCGTATTCAGCATCTTCCATAATCTTTCTACGAAGAATTAAATACTCAACATTTATTTCCTCAGGACTAATACCATATTGTTTTGCATAATATGTTTTGTAAAGAACAAGTTGTGATGTCTTTACTTTATCGGCTTTGGTATATTTGTTCCAGCCGTTTGTGCTAGTCTTGAAATCGTATATGTATATTTCACCCGTCTTTGTATTCCTAATAACCAAATCCAAAAACCCAACAAGTTTAACAGTTGGATGTGTTTCAAGTGGAACTATGTTTATAGGTAATTCAATACCAACCAATTCATAATCTTTCTTTTGAAAGTAATCAGCTCTATGTGCCTTAAACCAATTAAGAATTTGAACACCATCTGAATAGTATTCTTTTAATTCTTTATCGGTGGAAAAGTGAACATCTTTATTTTCAGTAAGTAATTTTTTGTATTCATTCCGAATACCTGCCTGTAACATTTCATTGAGGTCAAGTTTATTTGCCTCAACGATTGATTTCTCATAGATGGTCTTAACATATTCTTGCAATACTTCGTGCATCGCTGTTCCAAAAAGAGCAGCGGTTGATGGTTGATATGTTGCAAGTTTATCAATGTATGTTAGTTTCCATCTATGAGGACAATCTTTCCACATTTGATATTGTGAAAAAGATACTTTTCTGTTAGGCATTATTTACCCCACTTGCCAGACTGAACAAGTTGTGCAATGATACCATATACAGAAATATCTTTGAATGTATCATCAAGACTTTCACCGACTGCATCGTTTGCACCAAACATAATCATTTGTTTGTATCTGTTGATTTTATCATTAAGTCTGAAAAACAATCCTTGAAGCGATAACTTTCTGTCTTGTTCTCTTTCCAAAGAAGAACCCATTGATATATTATCTGGTCCATAATTGGACTGTTTACGGCAAAACAATTCATATTGTTCTGCCTGTATTCTCTTAAATTCAGCAGACATTACTGGAAACTTTTCTTCTATTTCTAAAACAGCTTCGTGTTTTTTTATACCCAAATCTCTTTCAGTTATTGACATAATATAATCCTTACTTTATATTCTTTAATTGTTTTTCAAATTTAGTAATTTCTGCGTCTGGTGTGCCATACTTTTTCAATATATCAATAAGTTCATCCTGATTATTCTCTTTAAGAAAACGAATATACTCATATACAGCATTTCTCCCCAATTCAAAGTGGTTACAAAATGTAGATAGGATTTGAGGTTCTATTTCCATTTTGTGTTTTGATTTTATGTATTTAAGGAATATTGATTTCTTTGGTAAAATATCTAGCAAAAGTTTATAGTAATCTTTTGAAGATAGTATTCCGTTTGAATATGTTTGAAATTCATTTATGACTTCAACAAATTCATGTTCCATTGAAAAGAAACGGGCAATCATATAATTGCTCCAAGACTTTGTATCTTCTTCTGATAGTTCTTCCCATTTTGTTTTTCGGAAAGTAACACCCTTGATATGATCAAATAAGCTTTTTGCCATGATAATCCTTAATCGTTTAATTGTTGTCTCTTACTTGGTAAAAATTCTTCATTTATATTTCCACATTCAACACATGCATAAGTTGGAATTGGTAAAATTCCCTCTTGTCCAGTTGGTGAAAGTAATGCAGAAATCTTTTTGAAAAATGTTACTTCGTGAAAAAATTTACCACCACAATTTGAACAAGCAATATCTGTTGTTTGGTTCAAATCAATGTTCACTTGTTGTTGCTCTTGTTGTGGTTGTCCACCACCGTTAATGTCATAAATACCCATCATTTTCTCCTTTGGTCAATTTCCATAATAATTTGAATAAACATAGCCATGGCATTTATTTCATGGTCTACAACAAAACTGTCTTTGTATTGTGCTTCAGCAATAATCAATATGATAGTTGATACGAAACCATTTGCGAATGTATCAACATTATCATACAAATAACGAAACATTTGATTGAAGTCTCTCACATGATTATCAGCGAGTAACTGACGAATACCATCGAACTTTTCTTTTTTATTTTTATTTGATTTCAAAACATCAAGAATAGATGAAAGATAATTGTGTTCAACCAAAGTTGTTTCATCCAATTTCAAAACACCACCGATAACACATCTTTGAGTTGTGTTAATTACACGGCGAATATCTGGATAAGATTGATTGATAATTGTTGCAAGATTGTCTTTCTCATATTTTACACCTTCATCATTCAAAATCTTTACAAGATGTTGTGCAACTTCTTTCTTTGATGGTGGAACTATATTAAAGATTTGACAACGAGATTGAATTGGATCAATAATCTTATCTACATAGTTACAAGTCAAAATGAAACGAGTTGTCTTACTGAATGTTTCAATTACATTACGAAGTGCCGCCTGAGCATTTGGCGTCATGTAATCACATTCATCCAATATAATTAGTTTCAATCCACCAAAACCAATCGAAGAAGCAAACTGTTTGATTTTATCACGAACTGTATCTACTGAATTTTCGTCTGAAGCATTGATGTAAATGTAGTTGTCTTTTGCAATAGTATTTGCAACAATCTTAGCAAGTGTGGTTTTACCACTACCAGCGTCACCATAAAGAAGTAAGTGAGGAACATCGTTTGTCTCAATATATTGTTGAAAGGTTGCTTTTACAGTATCGTTGCCAACGTAAGTGTCAAGCGTCTGTGGACGATACTTCTCATTCCAAATTGTGTGTGAAGCGTTAAACATAACATACCTTATTGGTTAATAAATTCAAAGTCTAATATACGAATTTTTCGCCTAATATCCTAGCGATTTTTTTGAAATACGAAGATTGGCTCTCTTTTATACCCGGCTCCCATCACAGCAGACAGTATCAGTTGCAGAGTATCGGTGTGATCGAAACCAACTAAGTTGGCATACTTTATAGTCATTTCTTCCAAATCTTTATACTTTGGTGTGTTGGCTATGTTTATCAACATATAGCCACCCATTTTCAATCCGTGATAACAATTACGGAAAGTTGATTGAAGAAAACCAGAACCCCAAGTTTCACGGGTTGGAAATTTATTATACGATTGAGTTTCTTCATCTGCATATTTTTCAGTATCAAAATATGGTGGTGATGTAAAACATAAATCCAAACTATCTTTTTGTGGTAGATAATCTTCCGAACCCATCATGTTCAATTGAATATCTTTACCAAGATAAGCAAAGTCATCACGAAGTTTACAAAGTCCTTCAAATGTTTTTGTTGATGGTTCTGTTCCAATATAAGTTTTAATATATGGTGAAGCAAGAGCACCAACCAATCTTCCACCCCAACCACAAGACATATCCCACATCACACCGTCACCGCCATATTTTTTATAGATAACGCCGGCAGCAGTTGGTCTGAAATTAGAAACACCTTGAACACCCGAATATATTTTAAGTGATTGACGAAGACGATTCTCTTGGAAAGAACTCCCCCAATGTTTTGACAACCATTTCAAACATTTGCGTATTGTCATTTTGAATGTTTGGTCATTCAAAAAGTTATCCATTGGAGACATCTTTGAGTTTCCACATTTAACTTCCATCGCGTGTGGAAAGTATGACCACGCTAATCGAAGCCCGTTCATGGTTTGAATTATATCACCATCTTTGAAAATACTATCATAATTAAACTGTTGTAGTTTTCTCATGTGTTCGTGTTTTTCTTGTTCGGTGATTTTCATATATGGATAACCGTGTTTGCGGTAATATTGAAAGACACAATCTATTGTATCATCCAATTCTCTTTTACCTGCAAAAAATTCACCAGTCTCTTTCCACAAACGAACTTCTAGCGGATCAACATCAAAAAATTTACTTAAACTATCGCTGTTAGGTTTCATGTTAAGGTTTATAGAAAACGAATATCGGCTCGTGCTTAAACCACTCGCCATTATGTAAAACTTTATTTGCCAATCGTTCTGGATCAGAATTTCCAATCATCTTTGTCATTAACATACACATCTTACCTTTGTATTCCATGCCCAATGATTTCAAAATGTTTATGGAATCATCTTCAAGTAGTATAGTTTTATTCGCAGACACTTTGATATTTGCAATGTTCCAACAAAGATACCTGTCATTTTTCAAATAAGCAACGGCAGTTTCCAATGTTGGTTTCAAAAAGTTATCACGCCAGTCTGCATATTCTCCATGTGCCTTGTATGATTGCGTATCATCATCGGAATACATTTCACGATTGAAATATGGTGGTGATGTGAAAACAAAATCTAATTTACCTTTATACTTTTGAAAATCAGAATTGAATTGTATTGTTTCCGATCCATCTTGGAAAACTTCGTATGTGTGGTCTTCTCTTACATCAAAGAATTTGGATGAAAGTGAACTACCCTTTTCACCAATAGACTTCAAGTAAAAGTCTGCAAGGTATTCATAACGAGTTATTCCCAAATCAGGAATAGAGTTGTCAGTATTAGGATCCGTTCCAACATAATGAATCGGTCTACTCACCGACATTGCTCCTAAAATTCTTCCACCCCAACCCGCACTTGGATCGTAAACTGTAACCATTTCACTTGCTGGAACGTGTCTTGTAAAGTGTTCATACAAAAACTTTGCAGTCATTGGTGGAAAGTTTACAGCAGGTTGTGAGAAAGAAATTCGGAATATCTGAAATGCTTGTGGAAATAACTTAGCACTCTTTTCATAAACTCTAACCAAGAAAACATTTACTCTCGGTTCTTCACCATCTTTCTTTATCATAAAGTTATCAGACAGTTCATCTATATCACCCAAATAAAATATCATACTTGCATCAAGTATTCCATCATTAACAAACTCACGAATTTGGTCTGCCTTAATAGTAAGATACTTTGTATATTTTTTATTATAGGTTTCAAGTGTGCAAGATATTTTTGATATACGCAAACCTTGTCCATCAAATCTACCATCACCATTCTTGAATGCCAAAAAGAAATCTCGTAGAGTTTCACCTTCTCGGAAATAAGGATTCTTAATTTGATTCGATGAAATAGATTTACTATACAAATACATAGAGTCATTGTAAAGTGTTCTACGCATAACATGATGAAAAGTATCTTTCATTTCATCGGTAAAGAAATCATAGATTGATCTAGATGTCTCACCATTTGTTCCACTTGCAATCTTCGTTTTCAACATAGTTGGAAAGAATTGATTAGCAGCAGAACCGTTTTTAGAGAAGTTAGCAATGACGCCGATTATATCTTCGTCATTGCCTTTCTCTGGACTATGAAAGATTTTTGAGGTATTGAATTGACGGAGCTTTGAGAATGATTGAACAATCTCCTCTTCGGTTCTGCCAACAAGTGGCGGTTTACCATTTTCATCCCAATCTTTCAGAAACCTCATGCGTAATTCTTCTATCCATTCGGAAAACTTAGCATCATCATAAGTTACCAATTCGCCGTATGTGATGTTTGACGACCAAGATAGAACATCACCCTTTTCATAGAAATACTTTTTCATCAATTATTATCCAACTTTACTAAATAATACTTTGCCTCAAAATCATCAATATCAAATTCAACTTTTGCCAAACCTTCTGAAGAAACTTTAAGAGTTCCACCATTCAAGTCTTTGTTAGCAGCAAGAATACCATTGAAGTATTTTGCAGAGAAACTGATTGGTTCAATGTCACCATTTGCATTGCAATCAATATCAATAGAGATACGGTTTGAATTTGTATTTGAATAACCAAGAACAATTTGATACTTATTCAATTTTTCATTCTTCAATACTGTAAACTTTTCAATATCTGAAAGAGCAGATTTTGCCTTGATGAATTTATCAATAAATTCTTTTGTAATTGTAATATCCAACTCAAACTTTGGCAATTCTTTCAAATCTGGTGCAGGTGGAATAACTGCAAGGTCAGCCAACATATAATTTACAGTAGTTGATTTATCATCAATAGTCAATGAGAATGCCTTATCACCAGCACCATTCACTTGAAAGTTTACTGTGTTACCAAGAACACCGAGAAGACTTACAAGCAAGTCTGTGTTATACACACCAAACTTCCAATCATCACCTTGAAAACTTTTCAACTTAACTTCGCCAACTACACATTTATCATCGGAAATAAAACGAGTAGAAAGCCCACCATTTACATTCCAAGCAACAGACTGAATCAGTTTACCCAAGTGATATTTACTGATAAAGTTCAACAACTTTGATTTTTCCATAACAACAATCCTTAATGATTAGTAAATAATTTATGCTAATATACGAAATTTTCTTGTAATATCAAAACGAAAAAAACTTTTGTGCAACTTTTTTATTCTCCGTTGGGAAATCCCACCTCATTGCCTCGTAGAAGTTTTTGAGTTTGCCATCCAATTCCGAAACAAATAATTCATTGGCATCAAAATAATCCTTGACAAATTGTATAATTTCTTCTGGATCAGAATCACCACGAAATGCCAACTCCTCTAACCCATACTTGTTAGATTTCAAATAAGCAATCTTAACCTTGTCACCATTTTTGATTGGCGGATATTTCGGAGGACAACCAAATATAGTCAATAGTTTATTATAGTTTATAGCCGCCTTAATATGTGATGGTGTTCCTTTTGCATACTTACCAAGAACATCATCTTTAACTGGAGTTTCATACTTCTTAATATCTTTGATTGATGAATTTTTAGCAACCTCTGCATACAATACGGTATTCAAATTCTTTCTGAAACCAAGTATGTATTCATCAATTTCGTTTTTATCTTTACCTTTCAGAATATCAATCATCACATCCTTCATACACTTCTGAAATGATTTGGGGAATGATGAACGAACAATGTCCAAACCTTTAACTTCCAACTTATCCATTGGAACACCGTT